GGATTGGAAATAACTTCCATATCCTTATACTCTTGCAATGTAATTAGATCTCTAGCCATAAGTCAATAAGTAAAAACTTGGGGAGGCTCGCCTCCCCAGTTTGAAGAAAAGCCTATTCTTAGGTGACAGGCTTGATAGCGAAAGCTGCAACGTTGTTGCTAGTAGCACCAAACAGACGGTCGAAACCGAGAGATTGGCTAGCGACAACGAGACGACGCTGCTCGCGTACTTCGTAGTCTTGCTCAACATTGACACCACGGAGACGTGGAATAACAAAGTTGGCAGTATTGACTGCGTAAGCAATGTCAGTAGACGTAGTTTCTGTACCGGCAAAGTTATCGGAGATGAGTACGGGAGTACCATAAACAGAACCGATAGAACCAACCAGCTTGGTCGCTAGGTCGGAACCGACGTCAGTGATGTCTGCGAAGCCAGCATCAGCAATCAGATCGTAGTAACGCTTCTGAGAGACGATGAAGGTAACGTCAGTCGGCGAAAGGCCATACTTACCCATTGCAGAACGCGCTTCGAGAAGAGCGGCTGCGGTAAGAGCATCACCACCAGACAGTGAAACTTGGTTAGTGGCTGACAGAGTAACATTGGTAGCAAAATTAGCAATACCATTGATACTGGGGCCAGCTGCACCATTCAAGCACATATCATCTACTGCTTTTGCGTGGGCACGTGCAACATTCTCGGTCATCATCGGGAGAAGATTAACAAGAATCTCTTCGTCAATGTGATTATCGAGGAATGTAGTTGAAATCAAACGATGCGCTTGAAGAACGATCTGAGATACATCAAAGTTACCCGCAGTACCACCATCGTTAGTTACACCAGTACCAGCGCCAGAGTTAGCAGTTCCACCTACGAAACGCTCAGACTCACCACCGGAGTGGAAAACAGCCTTTGACGTATCGCTTTGCAAAGGCAGAACCATTGACTGTGAAGGCATATTGATTTCACGGAAAGCTTGAGCCAGACGATACTGGAACTGAACTTCCTTCTCAAGGGCAGCTTGAACGCTTGTAGCCAGTGCGGGAGTACCTGAGTTTCCAGAAGGATATGCCATACCTGCCTTCTCAAGAGTCTCACGACCGTACCCAGTGTCCCAACCCTTGTTAGTGAATACACCCAGCATGTGAGCATACATCAGGTCCTTAGAGTGCTTCTGAAGGTCCCCAGAGGAACGATCAGCGAATACACGCTTAGACTCACGCATTTTCTCAAGCTCGTCACTCTTCTCTTCCAGGTCCTTCTTATACTGCTCGATAACCTGGGCCATGTCTGCGTCTTTCTCAGCCATTTTAGCTTCGACATCCGCCATCAAACGATCGGCGCCTGATTCGACACCAACCTGAATGGCTGCTTGTACTTCTTGGTTTTGTTGAGCTTTTTCAGCAGCTTGTTTAACTGCTTTCTCTTCTGCTTCTTGTGCTGTCTTTTCTTCAACAGCTTTCGCCTCGGCTTGCTTCATTGCGATCTTAGCAGCAGTCTCCTCTGCTACTTTCTTCGCAAAAGCTTCCAAGTCGATTTCGGGAGTTTTTACTTCTTCCGACATTTTGATCTCCTGTTTAGCGGATTTTTCCGCTTCGTCCGGTGTTTCACTAGCTATAAATGAATTTTCATCCTTAGCCAGAGACTGACCGGCTAGATCTACACGATTGGTGAAAGTTTTCTTGAATTCATTATACTCATCCATAGAGTCAAATGACTTCGCCAGAGAAAAAGTTGCTGCTTGATTACAAGGTACCGATACAACTGATACTTCAAACAACTCAGCATCCTTAATCTTTAATCCGTCAGTTTCCGATAGGTAATCAGCATCCTTGACTCGGAAACCAACAGAAAATGCTCCAAGAATGCCTTCTTTTACTAATTGCGCCACATGATCAGGCGCGGATTTTGAAATTTTAGCCTTTAGTTCAAGACCATTTTCAGTGACTTTAAGTCCTGTGGCTCTACCAATAGGCTTATTATAATCATGGTTAAAAAGAATAATAGGGTTCTTTTCAAAATTGCCGAGTCCACCTTTTGTCCAAGCCTCTGCCATAATAACATCATTTGCACGATCCTCATCATGTGTACTTGCCATTCCGCAGATATGAACACTCCCGTCATCATCTTCATGAAGGGCTTTAAAGGTAGATGTAAGATTAAAAACTTTATTCATCATTTTTCTTACTCTCTACTTTCTTAGCAGGTTCTTTCTTAGGGGCCGGGGCCTCTTTTTTAGGCGCTGCTGCAGGCTTAGGAGCAAATACTGTCTTATCTATAATGTGTACAGAATGTACAGCAGTTCTCCAGTTATAAAAAGATTTTTGAACTTCTTTTGGAGTTACAGGGTTATCTACAATACCGCAGTAGCTTTTATAATTAATATCTTTGGGCAGCCCCCACTCTCTGAATTGTTCTGCTAGTTTTTGGCTAACAGCTTGTCTTAATCTATTTCGTGAAGCCATTATTCATCATCTCCATTTTCAGTAGGTCGGCCACCTTGTGATGGGTCTACTGCGCTTCCAGCTATATTTTGAGGTATACGAATTTCGTCAGCATCAGGCAGCTCATCAAAATTCATAGCAACTCTAGCTTCATTAGGTGTTATGATTCCTGCATTCACAAGTGAAGTATAAAAAGTTGCTTGATCCCTCATCTCTGGCTGTAGGGCAGGAATATCTGTAATATCTTCGCCTATATCAAAGCCAAAAAATCGTGAGTAGGCTTTGTTCATCTTTTTCACAATAGGCAAGATGGTTTCTAAATAGTACATTCGCAAATTAGGTCGAATGTTTGCATTGTTTCCAGAGTCCAGCAAAATAGGGGGAACTCCCAATGCTTTTAAAATAATTTTTTCGTTTTCTGTAATTGCTTGCTGAAAATCTAATTCTTTAAAATTGATCTTAGAAAGTTCATCGACTTCTATTCCGCCATCAAGTACTAGAGGACGCTTGCCACCCGCATCCGGCTTATATCTAGCTGTCCAAGATTGAATCATTCTTTCTTTGTTCTTTTCTGACAAAGTATTTGGCGACTTAATTACCAGTCCCGGGACTGCTCCATTCTTAAAAAAGTTATCCTGAAAATCTCGCATACTTCGCATAAGAACCATTGTTCGTAGTGCGGGCTTTAAACGAGAAACCCCGCGATAGATTGAATAAAAAGAGTTTTCTTTTACATGAATAATTTCATTTACAGAAAACTTTTGCTCATCTCCATCAAAACTATAATGATCTATGTAAGTTTTAGAAGAGGCATGGATAGTCATTTTACTCGCCGGCAAGTGATAGAGGTGTACTCCATCGTAATAAACAAAAATATTGCCGTCTAGTATGTAATCTGTAAAGAGATTTCTTCTAAATGAAGAAATATCTTGAAAAGGGTTAGGCTCTTGATTTAAGAGTTTATTTATACGTGAGCCTTTTATTCCTTTTATAACACTTTGTGTTGGAAGCTGCTCATGAACAACTACATCAATTTCTGCACAGTCATCTACAAGAATATTCACACCACGATTTACAATTTCTAAATCTTCGTATGCTCTTTCGTAACTATATGTAAATTCTTTACTGGGCTCAGTAGTTTTACCATAGTATGGTTGAATCGGATTTAGCTTTTCTTCCGTATCCTTTGTACCAAATCCAAAATTATACCATGCCATGTTTTGTTCTCTGTATCTCAACCCAGTTTTTTTGTTTATCAGCAGTTGCTAATGAAGGGTTACGTCCATATATTGAGTGAAGTAGAAGATGATGCTTATGGCATAACGTTACAGTATGATCATATAACTCTGCCCAGTTGTCCTCTATAAATTCATCTCTCCAAACTACGATATATTCGTCTACATAATGTTCTGAGCGAGAATTTCTTTTTTCTCGTAGCCACTTTGCCAATAAAGGGGTTAACGTATAATAGTGGTGAAAGTCTAAAGTAACTGAAGCACCACAAATGTAACACTCATTATCTTTCTTATATAAAGATTTTGCCTTGTCACGTATATATTTTACCGGATCTCTTTTTAGCCTAGAACTTTTTCTTTTCGGGGCTTTTTTCATATTTTTATACCAGAATTATATAACGGGTAGGATAAATTGTCAAATACTTTTTTTGATTAGGTCTCTTAAAAACTCGTTGAGGAAGTCTCAAAAGAATATAATGCGTATCGTAAAGCATCCGCCATATGAGATGCCATATTGTGCCTAGGCTTTTCTTTTGCTAAGTTAGGGTTTGGATCCCATTGGTATTGATCTAATGATGCTAGTACCTCTTTGCAGTTTTGTGAAACTATAAGTTTATCATTATCAACAATTCTTTCTACGTGAGCGATACCATCAAGAACAGACTTCTTTGCATTGTTAGTACTTATATCATATTGCTGAGCAAAATCATATCGTGTCTGTTGAGCCGCAGAATCAATAAATATAAAATCAATATCCCATCTATTCATTCGTCTTTGTATTTGAATTGCGTGTTGCTCAGTTGTACTTTCGTTATTCATATACTCATCTAGTACATAGTATTTTTCTTCATTCCAATCATAGGCGATTACACAAAATGCAGTTGGGTCACGATACCCTACGTCAAGACCTCCAATAATTTCCATTCCTCGAGTATCTATTTCTTCGAGATTTGCTATGCACTCTTCGTGATTGAAACTCCAAATTTGGCCTTCATAAGTATTAAAATCGGCTTCATATTCTTGTCGAAACTCAGCCTCGGACATACTTTTTCGAGCTTCTGCAATATCCGTTTCAGACATTCTCGGATTATCTTTATAAGTTGCGCGAATTGATGCCCACTCAGAAAACTCATCGGTAAATCCCCTATGATAAAACTTAGCAAACCAGTTATTCTTGCCTCGTGGTGTCGAGATAAAAAGAGCTTTAGAATTATCTTTGTCTAAGGTGGGTCGAAGTGCCACATTAAAAGCATCTTCTCCATCTGCTAAAGCTGCTTCATCGAATATAATTAAATCATATGAGCGTCCAACACAAGAGTCTACTTGGTTTACTGAGCCCATACGAATTGTAGAGCCATTTGTAAGTTCAATAACTTTATCTTTTGCGTTATCTTTTGCTACTTCTAGATCAAAATGTTTAATTAACTGTCGTTGTAAGTCGAAAGAAATCTGAGACAAGGAGTAATTAGGAGACATTATAAGAATGTTCGATCCTGGAACAAGCGAAACTAATTGTCCGATAATATTCGCAATGTAGGTTTTTCCTTGTCGCCTAGAAATAGAAGCGACAACGAAGCGGTATTTATCATTATTTACCGCATTTATAATTGCCATCTGAGAGGGCAGAGGACTTACGCCGAGTAACTCAAGATATTGAGTTACTGGTAATTTGAGGAATCTTGTCTCAGATTGTAAATCGACTAATTTTTCAGTTATTACATCTGCACGGCTAACTTCTACCGCCATTGTTACGGCCCTTCCACTTTTGTAGCGTCTCTATAATAAATAATTATTTCTTTTTGCTGCCGAATATATCTACGCAGCTCTTGAAGATTAAACGCCATATTTTCATAGTCTTGGGGAGTCATTCCAAAAATAACAAAAGTACCGCCTTGCATCTTTGAAATTTTTGCAATTTGCTCTTCAAGATTTTTTTCTGTCACTACAAAAAATTCTACATCTTGCAAATCTATTTTTTTAGGTAATTGAGGCTGATAGATCTCCAGTGTTTTATATTC